CGGCCGTCCCGAACTGCTGGTCGGTGAGGCCGTGCAGGGCGGTGAATACGTCCTCGTCGAGGGCCGCGGCCGTGCGCGGGTCGGTGCTCGCGCGGGTGCGCACCTGGAGGGCGACGGTGCAGTCGGTGAGGCCCGGATCGTCGGTGGAGTCGTACGCGGTGAGGACGATGGCGCGGTCGGGGCTGTCGGGCATGACGGTGTCCGTGATCGCGGTTTCGCCGCTGGTGTAGATGCCGGTGGTCCGGTAGGTGGCGACGTCCTGCTCGTCGAGCAGGCGGGCGAGGCCGTCGACCAGGTCGACGAGAAAGGCGCTCACTGGGTCGCCCTCCGCACCTGCGCGGCGATGATCTCGGTGATTACGCCGTTCTCCTCGTGCAGCGGCTTCTCCAGGTATTTGGCCTCGCGCCCTGAGTCGTGCCGGGCGGTGAGGTCCTCGTGTTGCCGGACGGCGTACGGGGTGTCGAAACTGACGGCGGCCGTGAGGCTGGACTCGTCGACGCTGACGACTCCCGAGCGTTCGAGGGTGCCCTCCTCGATGGGCACGCGGGCCCGGGATGCGGCGAGCAGGTGCTCGGCGCCGAGGCGTACGCCCCGCAGTGCTCCGGCCCGGATCGCGGCGAGGGCCGCGTCGCCGTTCCACGTGATCCCTCCTGCGCGCTGGCTCATTCGGCGTAGACCTCCGTCGACTCGGGGACCGGGAGGCCCGGCGCGGTGTGCCGGGCCGTGGTCAGTACGCGCGTGATCCGGCCGTCGGGCAGGATCACGCGGGAGCCGACGGGGCAGTCGAGGTCGGGGCCGGCATAGATCTGCGCGGTGGATACGACGATCTCGCCCGTGGCGCTCCGTACGTGCTTGACGGTTTCCGCGACCAGGGCCGCGGCGGCGTACGGGTCGCCGTACTGGGGCCCGTACGCGCCGCTGCCCTGGTACGGCTCGACGGTGATCGTGTGGCGCAGCAACCAACGCGGCAGCTTCACCAGATCACCCCCCGTACGAACAGCTCCGGGGGCAGGACACACAGCGCGTCCCATGCGGCGGGGGCGAGTTGCCGGGCGGCCGACGCGTACGGGGACACGTCGGTAACCGACCGGGACAGAGACAAGGGGCCGAGGGTCACGGCGCCCCATCCGGCGCCTGCTGCGCCCGTGCTGTCGCCGATCTCGTCCCACCATGCGACTTGGGCGCATACGGCCTGGGCGAACCCGGCGGCGACGTCCGGCGCGGTGGGCATGCCGTCGGTGCCGACGTCGTACACACAGCTCTTGAGCACTTCCGTGTCAAGGAACTGCGAGGCGCGGGTGAGCAGGTTGTCGGCGTCGTCCGGGGCGGGTCGCCCGGTGTACGCCGAGAGCTGCTCGGGGGTGGCGTACACGCGGGCCACCGGTCACCCCCCGTACTGCTCGGCGAGCTGGTCGCGGGTGAGCTGCTCGGCGGCGTCCTGCTCGGCGCCCTGGGCCACGGCGAACGCGACCCAATCGCCCTTGGACGCGGAACGGGCCGGCGCCGCGGCGCGGTCGTCGTCGAGCTGCTCGACGCGGTACCCGGCGCCCTGGCAGTACCCGACGACGGCCGGGTCGGACGACTCGGCGGTGCCGTCGGCGAAGACGATTCCGCCGGGGCCGTCGCCGTTGTAGCCCTCGACGGGCGTGGTGATACGGGCTCTCATGGTCACCTCACGCGCTCTTGATGTTGCGGAAGACGGCCGCGGCCTTGGTCGCCTTGAGGACCGGAGCGACCGGGCCGAGCTCGACCTCGCCCGTCTTGACGGCGCCCGCGGTCGTGTAGTCGGGAAGCGCGGTGAACACGAGCGGCGCGCCGCCACCGACGGATGCGCCGTGGAAGCCGTCGAGGCCGTACCGGACGGCGTACAGGTCACCCAGGTTGGTGATGTTTCCGCCGGCGCCTCCTCCGTCGGCGTCCCGGGTGAGCAGGGCGATCACGTCGGTGTTGCTCCCGGCCTTGGACTTCAGGTCGACCAGCGGAATCCCGTTGTAGGCGGTGACCGGGCGGCCGAAACTGTCGGTCGTCTTGTCGAGCTGGTCGGCCCACGCCGCGATCTTCTTGAACAGAGAGAGCGTCTTGCGGTTGCCGTAGATGACATCCGGCATGTCGTCCATGGCGGCGAGCCAGTTGTCGATGTGGACCTGAGCGGCAAGGGCGCTGGCCTTGTCGTTGATGGCGGTCCAGTCGACGTAACCCGTCGCCACGCCGTTGCTGAGCGGCAGGTACTCGGTCGAGGTGCCGGTGAGGATCTTCGACAGCCCGTTGAAGCCGTTCGCGTCAACGGCCGTGTCGCCGTTGATGACGGCGTCCTGGAACTTCGCGCGAGCGGCCTTGATGAGCTGCTGCATGTTCAGGGTGACGGCGCTGGACGCGGCGGGACCGACGCGGGAGATGACACGGTCCACCTGGAACGATCCGCCGAGCGGGACCAGGTCGACGGTGTAACGCTGCGACGTCACCTCGGCCGGCGTGTACTCGGTGTTGATCGCGCGGAACGCGGCGTCGCGCTGGGAGATCAGGCGCCTGTATCCGTAGGTGAGGGTGTCACCGCCGGTCGGCGACACGGTGTTCTCGAACGTCATCCGGTCGAGAATGTCGGAGCTCTTCTGGAACTCGTCGATCACCTGAACGTCGACGGCGTCCTGTGCGTTGAGCTTGGCCTCGGCAAGAGAGGTGGGCATGGGGCGACTCCTGGGGTTAGCTGCCGCTCATACGGGCGGCAATGGCCTGGGCGAGGGTGGTGGGGGCGGCCTCACCGGGGGGCGCGCCGAACTCGGCGCCGCCCCGCGGGGGGCCGGAAGGCTGCACGGCGAGGTGCGGGTGCACCAGTAGCACCGCCTTGATGGCTTCGGTGGCGGCCGTGACGTCGGTCGGGTTGACGGCCGCGAGAGCGGCCATGGCGGACTGGCTGTCGAGCAGTCGACTGATGTCGGCCCCGGCGGCGGGTGCCGCGGTGATCAGGGCCGTCTGTACGGCGAGGGTGCGGGCGGCGCCCTGCCCGTCGGTGACGGCCTGCTGCGCCCATCGCGGGAGCCGGTTGACGTCGCCCTCGGCGGGCTGCGTCTCGGGCGCCCCGGGGGCCACAGGCGGCACGGCAGGTGCGCCGGGCTCTCCGGGCTGCGGGGCGCTGCCCTGGGCCCGCGTGCGCCAACTGGCGGCCTCGGCTCGGGTGTTCGTGATGAGCGTCTGCGCCCATGCGGGAAGGCTCGCGACGTCCTGCGGCTCACCCGCGGGCGCGGCCGGTGCAGGCGGCGCGGGCGGGGCGGGCGGGACGGCGGCGGCCGGCGCGGGGGGCGTAGCGGGTGCAGCCGGCGCGGCGGCTGCCGGTGCGGCGGGGGCGGCGGGCTCGGGCATGACGGGGCCTCCTGGGCGTCGTCGAGGGCGGGCGCGCCTGGCGCTCCGCGTGTCGGGGCAAAGCGAAAGGGCCCGCGCCTGGCGGGCCCCCTCGGGGTGGTGCGGGTGGTGCGGCGGCGACTAGTCGTCGTCGCCCTGGGACGGTGGCGGCGCGGTGCGCGCGTATCCGGAGATCCACGCGGTGCGCAGTACGTCGCGGTAGGGGCATGCGGTCGGGGGGTGGCCTTGGCGCCCGGCCTCGGCTCCCTCGGTGACGGCTCGTGCGATGTCCTCGCGCGTGCCCATCGGCTCACCTCCGGTTCTGGTGTTCGGACTCATTCAAGCGGGCGCCAGATGCCCAGCGCTGCTCTTGCCCGGTGGCCTTCGAGATGAACTCGGCCTGCGTCAAGCGGCCGTGACTCGCCCACCACTCTTTCAGCTCGTCCGACGCGTGGGCGTAGGCAATGCGTGCGGGCCCACTGAACAGGGTGACGGGCGAACGGCCCGCGGCGGCGGCCCGCTTGTTGAGCAGCACGCCGCGTAGCTCGTCCTCGGCCTGTAGGTACTGCCTGTACACGTACTCGTCGTACAGGGCGCGGGCCTCGGCCCGGGTAAGGGCCGGTGCTGCGCCCTCGGCCACGGCGGCATCGCGGGCGGACTGCTGGGCAATCGCGGTCGCGAGCTCCTCGGAGAATGCGGCGTCGTCGGCGAGGGCGCCCCACCCGTTCGGATCGGGGGCGGGGTCCATCGCCTCGGCGAGGGCGTTGCGGTCGGCGAGCAGGTCGTCGACGGCGTCGCCCGTGGCGGCC